AGATTAAAGAATTTGAAAGTATAGAAAAAGAAGCTTCAAATCTTTCTATTGAAATTGCAACTATCAATTCATCAGTCACAGAATTGGAAAGGTTTGTCTATAGATATGAAAAAGAAATAGAATCTTTTGAAAACAATCAAGTTAATGATGAAGACAAAGAAAGATTACATGAACTAAAAACAGAACTCAAGTTTCTTGAAAGAAACAAACTTAAACTAAATGAAGACAAGGTTTATTTAGACACAGCTAAAAACCTTTTGCAAGATTCTGGAATCAAAACTAAGATAATTAATAAGTATCTTCCAGTGATGAATCAATTGATTAATGCTTATCTTTCACAGATGGATTTCTTTGTTTCTTTCAATTTAGATTCATCATTTAATGAAAGTATAAAATCAAGACATCGTGATGAATTCAAATATGCATCATTTTCTGAAGGTGAGAAAATGAGAATTGATTTGGCACTTTTGTTCACATGGAGAGCAATTGCAAAGATCAAGAATTCAACCAATACAAATTTGTTGATTCTTGATGAAATATTTGATAGTTCATTAGACACTTCTGGAACTGATGATTTTCTCAAGATTCTAAATACGTTTGCTGATCAAAATGTTTTTGTGATTAGCCATAAACAAGATATATTGTTTGACAAGTTTCGGTCAGTCATTCAATTTAAGAAAGAAAAAAACTTTAGCAGGATTGCAGCATGATATACCAACTCTTACCACCAGATAATCCGATTCTCAAGGTTCCATTGTCGGATGTGAATTTTGATAATTTTTCTGAAACTTTTCACTTGACACCACAGGAATTATATGATAATCTAATAGAATCAATGAGAACTCACGGAGGAGTTGGACTATCTGCTAATCAGTGTGGATTAATGGTTCGTGCCTTTGTGATGTATACTGATTTGGATATGAAAAACCATCAGATATTTTTCAATCCGAGAATTACTTGGGAGTCAGAACAGACAGAATTCTATGAAGAAGGCTGTTTGACTTTTCCGATGCTATTTTTGAATATCAAACGTCCGTATGCAATTGAATTTACATATCAAGACATAAATGGAGAAGAACAAAAAGGAAAATATGCTGGAATCACAGCAAGAGTTTTTCAACATGAATATGACCACATGGAAGGAACCAATTTTACACAGAAAGTTTCTAATCTCCGATTGAACATGGCAAAGAAAAAAGCAGCAAAAATTTTGAAAAAACAAAAATTTTCTCAAAAAAACACTTGACATTTGATTTTTGTTATGATAACATTATATATAGTTAAGATTGAGAAATCTCAATCGTTTTAATAACTTTTTCTTGAGGTGAACGAATGTCGCACGAACTAGAAGTAATCAATGGCGAAGCACAGATGGCCTATGTCGGAGAAGTACCTTGGCATGGTCTAGGATTCAAAGTTGATCCAGATTTAACTCCTGCTGAATTTATGGTGATGGCAGGACTTGATTGGACAGTTGATTTAGAAGATTCTTATGTAACACACAATGGAAATAAAGTACCAACTGGTCAGAAAGCTTTAGTCCGATCTTTGGACAGTAAAGTATTGACCAATGTTGGTAAAGGATGGAATCCAGTACAGAATGCAGAAGCATTTGACTTCTTTGAAGAATATGTCAAAGCAGGTGATATGGAAATGCATACTGCTGGATCATTGAAAGGTGGACAACTTGTTTGGGCACTTGCAAAAACAAAAGAATCTTTTGAACTGTTCAGAGGTGATGTGACCGAGAACTATTTCTTGTTCACAAATCCTCATCAATATGGCAAAACAATCAATATTCGGATGACACCAGTCCGTGTTGTTTGCCAGAATACTCTTACACTTTCTTTGAATTCAAAGTCTTCCAGTGAATTGACAGTAAACCATCGTAAACAATGGGATGCTGCATCAGTCAAAGAGCAGATGGGAATTGCTCGTGAGAAGATGGGTCATTACAAAGAAATGGCAGAATTTCTTGGAAAGAAGAGATACACCAGAAAAGATTTGGTTGCATACATGAATCAAGTCTTTGGTAATCCTTCTGATGAAAAGGATTACGAAAACGAAAAAGTCAACTCAAGGTTGGCCAGTAAAGCGTTGGAAGTTGTTCACACACAACCTGGTGCAGAGTTTGCAGAAGGTACATGGTGGCAAGCATTCAATGCAATTACCTACATGACAGATCATCTTCAAGGCCGAACTGCTGATGGTCGTCTTGAATCTGCATGGTATGGTAAAAACCGAAAAGTCAAGTTGTCAGCACTTGACACTGCTCTTGATTACGCTGAAGCAGCATAATCAAAACATGGGACCCGTTAGTTGAGTTGGTTACAACATCGCCCTGTCACGGCGAAGGTCACCGGTTCAAGTCCGGTACGGGTCGCCATTTTTTTTCATTTTTTTGAAAAAAATATTGATTTTTTGTATAAATAGAGTTAGGGAAGGGCATTAGTAAATGCTCTTAATGTCAGTCATGCTCTACATGATACTGACAATTTTAATTAAAAGAGAGTGAAACGCTTCGGGTCTCACTCTCTTATCTTGCTTTCTAAAAGGAGAATAACATGACAAGCAATATTACAACCTACGATCCTCATCATTTCCGAACACTCAGTGTAGGATTTGATAACATCTTTGATTCACTCTTTGATAATGTTTCAACTTCCAATTATCCACCATACAATATTATTAAACACAATGATGAAAATTTCACCATTGAATTGGCTGTGGCAGGATTTGAGAAAGATGACATTGAAATTGAAACAAAGGAAAATAGGATTTCTATTCGTTCTGTGATTGCGAAAAATGTTGAGACAAAGGATTCCGATGATGTATATTTACATAAAGGAATTTCTAAACGTCAATTCAACAGAACATTTACTCTTGCATCAGATGTATTTGTCAAGGATGCAAGCATGGTAAATGGTTTGTTGAAGATTCATCTGGAAAGAATCATTCCTGATGAGAAGCGACCTAGATTGATTTCTATTAACTGATTATGAAACAGGCACTCTTCGGAGTGCCTTTATAGGATGTACTTGTGGACAAAATCAACTACAAATATAATGAAGACAATTTGATTCTTGAAATTGTTAATTATATTAACAAGACCTACCGACAGCACTATTCTCAAAATCAATTCCAAGCAACAGAATTTATCATTGATTCAGGTCATGGTGAAGGCTTTTGTATTGGAAATATCTTGAAATATGCTCAGAGATATGGTAAAAAAGATGGGTATAATCGTAAAGATTTGCTCAAGGTAATACACTATGCAATAATGGCATTGCATGTTCATGATTTAAACTATGGAGAAACGAATGAAACTAAGTAATGAAACCCGTGAGATTTTGAAGAACTTTTCAACAATCAATTCTAATCTATTGATCACAAGAGGAAACACTGTTGCAACAATGAGCGCAATGAAAAACATTGTTGCCATTGCACAGATTCCAGAAGTATTTGAGGTTGAATGTGCAATCTATGATCTGAATGAATTTTTATCAGCACTATCTTTGTTCAAAACACCTGTATTGAACTTTGAAGATAAATTTGTCAATATTCAGGAAGAAGGCAGTAGAACTTCTATTAAGTATTTCTACACTCCCACCGATATGGTCAAAGAACCAAAAACCGATATTCATATGCCTGAAGTTGATGTTGAATTCACATTGACACAAGAAGAGTTTGGACAAATTCAACGATCTGCGGCTGTTCTTGGTGTTCCAGATTTGATAGTTAATTCTTTTGAAACTGGTGAAGTTACAATGACTGTTACTGACCGTAAAAATGAAACATCAAATACTTTTTCATTGTCAGTAGGTGATACTTCAAAGACAAATCAAACATCATGTTTTAAAACTGAGAATTTAAAATTGTTGCCTGGTGATTATCAAATCAAATTGGCAAGCGTAGGTATTTCACACTTCAAACACAAAGGACAAGATTTAGAATATTATATTGCTCTTGAATCTAATTGATAATATCCTTTTGGAGTTTTTGTTATGAAAAATTATTTGTGGGTTGAAAAATATCGCCCAGATACTATTCAGAAATGTATCCTTTCGTCACAATTGAAGGATACATTTCAACAATTTGTGGATGATGAGCATATTCCAAATCTTTTGCTTTCAGGTGGTCCTGGTGTAGGTAAGACAACTGTTGCTAAGGCAATGTTGAATCAAATTGGTGCAACACATATGATGATCAATGGTTCTGAAGAATCTGGCATTGATGTTCTCAGAAACAAGATTAAAAACTTTGCATCTACTGTTTCATTTGATACTAATAGAAAGTTTGTAATTCTTGATGAAGCAGATTATCTAAATCCTCAATCAACACAGCCTGCACTTCGTGGATTCATTGAAGAGTTTCATAAAAATTGTGGATTCATTTTAACTTGCAATTTTAAGAATCGTATCATTGAACCGCTGCATTCTAGATGTTCTGTTGTTGAGTTTAAAATACCAAATGAAGAGAAACCTAAACTTGCAGCACAATTCTTCAAAAGAATCACTGATATTCTAGAAGAAGAAAATGTCAAGTTTAATCCAAAGGCTGTTGCAGGAATTATTGAAAAATTCTTTCCTGATTGGAGAAGATGTTTAAATGAGTTACAAAGATATTCAGCATCAGGTGAAATTGATGCTGGTATACTTGTGAATATTTCTGATGAGAACCTGAAAGAGATGACAGGATTTCTTAAAGAAAAAGAATTTGGTAACATGAGGAAATGGGTTGCAAATAATCTTGACAATGATCCTACTAGAATCTATCGTAAAATTTACGATACTCTATATGAACGATTGGAACCTGCTAGTGTTCCACAGTTGGTTTTAATTATTGCGGATTATCAATATAAGTCTGCATTTGTGGCTGACCAGGAAATTAACTTACTTGCATGTATGACAGAGATTATGTCAAATGTGAGGTTCAAATGAGTTATGAACTAAAGGAGTATTTGAATGCAATAAACTTCACAAAAGAAAACTTGATGGATTCTGATGATCCAATGTGGGAAAAGAAGTATCCAGCATATGTTGTCAATCATATTTTATCTTCATTTCAAGACACCATAATGTTTGCAAATGAAATGAATGTACATCATCAGTTAGATAATAAATGTAAATTTCATTTTTTGATAAATACAATTAGACCCAAGAAAAGATTTGCACCGTGGTTGAAAGCAAATAAGATCAAGGATCTGGAGTATGTGAAAGAGTATTATGGTTATAGTGATGAAAAGGCCAAGTCTGCTCTTGAACTACTATCTGATGAACAAATTACTGCTATCAAAGATAGTTTGAATAAAGGTGGAAGAAAATGATTGATAACATGCTAGAAGTTGCAATAAAAGAACCTGATGATTTTCTAAAGGTTCGTGAAACACTATCCCGTATTGGTGTTGCATCAAGAAAAGAAAAGAAATTATTTCAATCGTGTCATATTTTACACAAACAAGGCAAATATTATATTGTTCACTTCAAAGAACTTTTTGCACTAGATGGTAAAGACACCAATATCAGTGAGAATGACATTTCTCGTAGAAATGCAATTGCTGGATTATTGCAAGATTGGGATTTGGTAACAATTCATGGAAACTCTGAGCCCAAAGCACCTCTTTCTCAAATCAAGATTATTGGTTTCAAAGAGAAAGACGATTGGATTTTAGAGACTAAATACAACATAGGAAAGAAAAGACAAGAATAAAAAACTTGACATTTCAAAATTATTTGATTATAATAACCTTTTACACTAAAAGGTATTTGCTATGAATTTCTACACCCACGTTGCACAATGGGGCAACAACATTTTTGTTAGAGGTGTTCGTGACGGTGAGCGATTTAATACTAAAATTAAATACAAACCTACCTTATATGTTCCATCCAAAAAACCTTCCAAGTTTACAACTCTGGAAGGTTCTCCTGTTTCTCCCATTCGGTTTGAAACCATAAAAGAAGCAAAAGAGTTTGTTGCTCAGTATGAGAATCAACCAAATCTAGTCTACGGACTCAATCAATTCATCTACACTTATATTGCTGAAAACTATCAGGACATTCGTTTTGACCGTTCTCTGATGCAAGTCTACACTCTTGACATAGAAGTCCAGTGTGAGAATGGTTTTCCTAATCAAGACCTTGCAGTAGAAGAAATGCTTTCCATCACAGTCAAGAGATATGGCTATGATGACATTATTGTTTGGGGTATTGGAGAATATTCAACCAATAATGAATTTGTTCAGTATCATCAGTGTGAAAATGAAATTGAATTGCTGACTAGTTTTCTTGATTGGTGGTCTATTGTTCAACCAGATGCAATCACTGGTTGGAATACAGAATTCTTTGATATTCCATATATCTG